TAAATAACAAAAAAAAACCCGGCGCGTATCACTACATGCCGGGAAAACATAGTATAAAAAAATTACTAATGATTATAATTATAATTAGAATTAGTATTACTATTTAATAGAACGAGAAAAAATTTTAGAGACAGACCTACGAGGTAACAAATTACCTATAGTATTACCAATATTAACTCCATAATCAACCCATTTATCAGAATCAAAATACTGATACTTCTTCTTCTCATTCCTAGCACGATACCAATCCTTGATATTCTTACTACGAGCATTATCTTGAGGAAGATTCAAACGAAGCTCTTCGTTATGATAAGCAGCAGAAGACTCATTAGCTGCAATATTAGCAGCAATTTGAGATTCTGCAATACGATCCGCAACCTTATTAGAAATATTCTGACCACGAGTACGAGCAGCAGCTAAAGCTTCTTCAGCCAAAGCTTTTTTAGCTTCAGCATAAGAAAGATAACCAGCAGACATCCGCTGGTAATAATCCGCAGCCTTAACATTCAAGTCAAGCTGTTGTTGCTGGTCTAAATACTTGTTCATGATACCTTTAGCCTCATTATCAAGGAGCATACCAGAGCGTTGAGCGCGCATAATAAGACCTGTCATTGCCATATTATCAACTTCCTGCTGTTCCTTGGCATAACCAAGCTGAGCACGAGCTAATCCAATAGACCTCAAATAATCACGAGTTTCATCGGTAAGCTTTCCCCAATCAATGTTAGAGAGAGTTTCCATTGCCTTAGCATCAGCAAGTTGTTTAGCTCCTTGTAATTGAGACTTCTCAGATTGCATCAACTCATATTGAAAAATATTGCCAATGGAAGAACCTATACCTGAATAATCAGCCTGAAAAGGTTGCATAACAGCACTTCCAGAAGAAGATGCAGAAGCACCGGTACCAGCAGATTGAGCAACACCGGCAGAACCTCCATTCATCATCAAATAAGGATTCAAACCAGCTTCTTCGAGGCGTTGACGTTGCGCGGAAGCAGTATTATATGCGTTTTCCTTGTTCCACATATTTGCCTGAAAATCGCGTTGCTGCATAGCCATACGCTCGTTAAACTGGTTATTCATCTGATTTATCTTATAGTTCATCTGATTGGTCTCTCGGACATTTTGTCTATTCTGCGAATTCTGAGCTACAGAAGAGCCAAAGCCAAAGAGACCACCAGCGATTGAACCAAGAAGACCCATTATTCAGAGGAAGCAGCATCAGCGGAAGCAGCGGCCGCCTTCTCTACTTCTTGTTTAGAATTTTCAGCATCAATTAATTCTTGTGCTTGAGACTCAAGATTTTCAGCATAAGCCGACAATTCCTTAGACCAAGCAATAATTTCAGAGGGAGTCTGAATATGACGAGAGCGTACCGTTGACAAAAGGTCATCATCAGACATTCTGTCCATAATCTGTTGAATCTGAGACGAAGATTGTTTACTTTGTCCAAACTTGGAAGCAACAGCAAGACCGGCACGGGAAGCCAAGTCCTTGGTATGAAGAATCAAACGAATATCGGAAGTGTACCGAACTGGACGAGTTTCATCAGTATCGTCAATCTCTATACGAAGCTGTTCGGTAGAATCAAATTCAGGAGCAACTGCAAAAGCATCCGGAGCAACATTGGGAATAAGTTCAGAACCTTGTTCCAAACTATTCAAATTATTAAATTTTCCAATCATAATTAAAACAAAATTTAGTAAGGTACACCATCACGAGACAAGTTACGGGCAACATAGCAACCGATATAAGCATTGACCAACAACTGGTCAGTATCCCAGGTAGAATCAGCATTAATACCAAAAATCGGGTCAAGAACAGAGGGATTAACCTTGAAGAACTTATAATTCAAAGCAACCTTAGTTGTCGAATCAGGAGTAGAACCACCAAAGCGAGCCCAGCCAGAAAGTAAAGATTCAGTAACCGGGGAAACCCAAGACTTAAGAGTAGTAGTAAACGCACCATTAATAACATCAAGCTTGGTTTTCCAATTGAAATAACGAGGATTATAACCTGCGTTAAACAAATTGAAAGCAGTAGCATTCGGAGAATTGAAAATCTGCGTCATAGGAAGAGCTTCCATACCAATATTATCAAACTCCGGAATCGGGAGGGACTCAGCATCAGTTACAAGTAACTGACCATCTTGCCCAGTAATCGTATAGTCAAGCAAAGGAACGGCGTGATAAATACACATAACAACACAATGTTCGTCAGTCGTATAAGTAAAAGAACCATTACCGGCACCGACACCCTTACCAGCAATAACAGCAGTATCACCTTCAGCAGCAAGATTATTATTTACAACCTCACTGATATCAAGGTTACGGGAAATACCACCGATATAGGTACTCATATTAGAAAGAGACTGGGGCAACTTCACACCAAAATGCTTGCGAATCTGTTCACGGTAATCTGAGTCGCCAGACTGAGAAATTTCCTTCCAGCGCTGAAGAGCCTCGGCTTGACGAAGGGCAAGAACAGTAAATTGAGATTTCAAAGATGATAAATCAAAATGAAGCTTAGAACCTATAGATACAGAATTAGAAGCGGAAGCATCAAGAGCAAAAAAAGGAACTGGAACAGCATTAGAAGAAACAGCAGAGGCAACACCTAAAGTACTCTTATGGGGGTCAATTCCCAAAACAACGTTAGAATCTCCGGAATTAGCAATGTCCAAAACAGCAACATCACCAAACTGGGAATTCGGAAGAACACCCATCAACATATCCTTGTTCCAGTTACAATATTTGAGGTCAAACATTGTATCGGACTTCCAATAATCAGAAGAAATTGAAGGAACTTCTGAAATCAATAAAGGAGAAACTCCAGAAAAATAATCAACATTATAGGAAGAAGGATTCGCATTTTCCCATTGAGACCACCGAAAAAAATCTTGATAAATCTTTTGATAAGTCAAAAGAGGAAAAACATTCACATAATTATTCTGAATATACTGTTGAGTATAAGAAACAGCATCATCAGTATTTTTTATAGAAGTAGAAAACCAGCGATTGTCAGAAGACGGAGTAAAATTCAAAAAATTACCATAACCAAGATAAGACAAAAGTTTAAAGGCCAAATCTGAACGATTAAATCCAAAAAGATTTTTTAAAGAGTTTGGAGACGAAGCATTATTAGAACCTCCGTTAAGACGTTGAATAAAAGAACTTAAATAATATAGATGAAAAGACGGTAAATAAGAACCCAAAGACAAATTCTGAGTCAAAGACAAAGCCTGAATCTGATTAACATCCTGCATTTGAGTCAAAACGGAAGGGGCAGACTTCCAAAGAAGACGCAACGGAACAGCGTAAAAATCAAAATATTCACGCAACCGGGTATAAGCAGAAGTTTCAACTGGCTGAGTACGGGTAAAATACTCAATGCTAAATTTATACTTATCACCGGGCATAGAAATATCCCAGTAAACCGGGAGAAGCTCACCAACTTTAGCGGTAAACGCATTTTTACGTCCAATATCAAATCCAGAACGGTGAGGATGATTCTGAAGATTAGACATTCCAGTATAAGAAGCCATAAAAAAAACATTTTAAAATTAGATATTATCAATCCTGATAAGAAAAAACACCAAACAAATCATTAACTCGCTTGTGTTTGACCTTATCCCGGCACTTCATCAATGCCGCAGCAGCCAAACGACGAACAAGAGGCAATTCATTATAAGGTTTCTCCTCACAGAGAACAGATCTATTATAGCGAAAGGAATAATTACGAATTTCAAAGTCTACCAAATCCTTATCATTAGAGTCTTCCAAAGTTTGATAAAAATTTACAAGACGGTTGTAATCATAACGATTCCAAAAATTAACTATTTTCTCGGAAATTATTCGCAAAAATCTCTCTCGACAAAAGAGGTCTCCTCCAGGAGTGCCGCTGGACCAGAAGAGCTCTGAACATCCATCTGTTGAATATGTTCGAATAAACTTCGAAATTCCGAGAAAAAAGCGGTATAATCGGGAAACGCGATGAGTAGTTTCCAAATCAACACCATCATACAAACGACATTCAGAAAGAATGAGAACATCACTATGCGGTAAATTCGCCTGAGGAGAGAGAAAATTCCTATATTCATTTGATTTCCCATAATTATCTACATAATTTAAATACTGTTTACAAAAAGACAAAATACTTTGTTTAGAAATAGCGTTATCATTAAATGGGTCACAAGTTATATCTGCACATCCGCCACGAATGACTCGTTCGGGCGCAGTGAACGCAGCAAATAATAATTGATAAACACCCGATGGAAGTTTACGAATAGGGTCCGAAAATCGGGGGAATAATCGAAGGAGATACGGCCAAGTAGGTTTAATTGTGCGAAAATATCCATCGCGCTCAACGCGGACACCATCAAGGCACTTATTGGCAACTTCGTCAATTTCGGTAACTCGTATCTTTCGAGGAAAGAGATTTGATTCTGCAAATCCAATGGAATGGAAGGACTTAGGTCGCACCACTTTTGGCATCTGAGTATAAAAGTCGGGTAAAGC